GACTCCGAGGGAGCCACGTCTCACTACCCGGACCGAATGGAGGGCGTGCCTCAAAAAGAAAGGTCTTATCCCTATCGGTTAAATTGAATTGAATAGAACTTGAAGCCCGCACATTGCGGGCTTTTTTTATTACCACTTATCAGACCTTTTGTTACCACTTATCGCTAACTGGTGTCGTTAAGAGGTAATTTATTGCCACTTATCCTCCTCTGATATTTCGGAATTCATAGAATAAAAAAGTCGAATCATGGCGGACTGAAAAAAAATATGGTAAATTAATTACCGTAACATTATATGTTGTAAAAGGCAAGTATTATTTTATTAAACCTTAAAAATGGGAGTATCCCTTGCGACGGCCCTAGGGAATAACGTCAACAGCAAGCGGCCCCGGAGGATGAACATGGACGACGACAAAAAAAGCACTGAAGGCAACCCCGAAGAGAATAAAGATGAACCCTATCTCGGTTCCTGGTCTAGCAAGGAAGATGCTGAGGAAGGACTCAAAAACTTGCAGGGGAAATTGTCAGATCAGGGCAATGAGTCTGGCCTACTTCGTAAGCAAGTCGAAGATGGTGAACAAAGACTTGGTGAAATGCAGGCCAAGATAGAAGCTGGTGAAAAGGCCAGTCAGATGAAAGCCTCCGATTTAGAGGCAGAGAGCGTCAAGAGTGAACAAGCAAAGATAGATAAGGAAATTAAGGACCTGGACCCTGTAGACGAAGGGTACACTCCGAAGTTGACTGCTCTCATTCGCAAGTCAAATGCTCTAGCGGCCGAAGGTCAGCATTCAAAGACCTTAGCTGCAGCAACTGCTGCGTTTAGATCAGAGCTTGACGATAGGGACATTAGGTCCGCTCATCAAGCTTTCGATGAGGCAAACACTGATTTCAGGACTCCGGAAATGCAGGCAAGGATTAAGGAATATATTGCCAATGACAAAACCGGTATGTCCGATGCTTTAGTTGCATATCGGGAGATCCAGAGAGACGACCTTGCGTCGAGTAACAAGGAACTCTCTGAGCAGAACGAAGAATTAATGAAGCGTCTTAATCTGAAAAAAGGAACTGATGAAACTGGCACTGTCATTCTCAAGAGCCAAGGGAATCAGAGTCCACAACCACAAACAAAAACAACAGGAGCAGCAAGGAATGCAGGAATGCAGGCTGTCCTCGATAAACAGAGGGCATAGGCCCGCTCCTGATAGGAGTATACAATGAGCTTAATCAATCAGTTAAATGCAACTACAGAATACTTCTGGCTTCAGACTGAGCCGGTTGATATTCTCAACAAGGCTTCGGCCTTGGTGTGGCGTCTTATGGGTAACGCCATAACCCAAGATAACTGGGAAGTACAGCCTCATGAGATGGTGGACGGCGGAAAGATGGTCAAGGTTCCTCTGGAGTATGCCAACTCTCATAGGGGCAGTTACGGTGCTTCTACTGTAATTCCGCAATCAAAGAAAGATCTCTTTGACGCCGCCCGTTTTCGTTGGGCCGGTCTTATGGGTGCCAACTCCTTAAACCTGGATGATCAGGTACAGAACCAGGGGGATGCTGCAGTAATTAGCCTCACCAATCAGTATATGAAGAGCATCAAGAAGGCTGCCAGGATTCAGATGGCTGAGGATGTTATTTCTGCTGCCGCTGATAGTGAGAGTATTAATGGCCTTGGTGATCTTTTCGATACCGATGCTGCCGTTGAATACGGAAGTATCGATACAAACGAGATGGCAGATTGGAAGGCCAACGTCATCGATACCGTAGAACCTATCAGTTATGCTGTTATGCAAAAGATTTTCCGTGAAGTCAATATGGGTGACCATGCCTGGGCTTTGCCGAACTTTATTGCTACTACTGCCCTGCTTAGGGACGGCTATAAACAGAGCCTCCATCCCCAACAAAGGTATTCCGATAAGGACATGGTTAAGGCCGGTTGGCAAAACATTTGGCATGAGAGTGCTCCGATAGTTGCCGATCCGTATATTACTGCGGGCCAACTTATGGCACTGAATATGAATTACCTATCTTTAAGGAGTCATCCGAAGTTCAATTTCACGACTCCTGTGTGGGTAAGCAAGGAAGTCCTGGGGAAGCCTGACGATATTAGCGCGAACACTCGTTGGATGGGAAATCTCTACTGTAGTAACAGGAAAATGCATGTACTTCATGAAAACTTGACAGCGCCTGCATAACAAGTAATGGGGAGGGCTTGCCCTCCCTTCTATTATAAGGAGTATATTATGAGTGAAAGAATTGTTACGGTCGGGGGGCCTAATCCTACCCGTCCGTTATCGGAATTTGACCGCAATATAGCGGGCACCAAGTTCTATGTCGGGCCTAATGCGACTGGTGTCGGTGACGATGAAAGGTCAGGGAGGTCTAAGGAAAGTTCGGTTGCCACGCTTACATTTGCACTGAGTCTGGCTACTGCGAGTAAGGGAGATATTATATACCTCTTGCCGGGCCATGCCGAGACTTTGTCAACGGCGGCAGCTATCGCTATCAACAAAATTGGGGTAAGGATTGTTGGTTTAGGTATTGGAGCTTTAAGACCTACTTTTACCTTCAGTGCGGTAGACGCTACCATGACCATGACAGCGGCTTCCGGTAGCATTGAAAATGTAATAATTAAGCCATCCATCGACGCAGTAGTCTCGCCAATAGTGGTTAGCGCCGCTGACTGTAAAATCGATGTTGAGATCCAGGATGAAAGTGCGACAGTTGAGTGTGAGTGCGGAATTTTGACCACCGCAGGAGCAGATAGACTTGACGTTAATCTGAGGTATAGAGGCTTTATAGCTGGCAATGCATGTGTTAATGCAATTAGGCTCGTTGGTGTCGATACCGCAAAGATCAATGTAGACTTTTATGGAGTGGCTTCAACGTCTATTGTTGAGTTCCATACCACTGCTTGTCATGACATTGACATTACAGGCGAGTTTTACAACGATGGAACCAGTTTAACCCAAAATGTCGTTGATACCGTTACCGGGTCTACTTGGTCTGTCCAAGGCTGGGACGGCAACTCAAATGCCAATTTCACGGGCGGAGATAATGCTGCCATAGCAAGCGATGACGTTTCATCTGTCGCCACCGCTGTCGCCACCGCTCAGGCTGACCTTGACATTCTTACCGGAGCCTCTGGCGCTAATTTATTAACTGCGACGCAGACTTCGATTGACGCAATTGAGGCTGACACTGATTTATGTGAAAAGGTAGTCAAGAAAGACGCTGCAACAATGGTAAATGCTCAGACTCTATTTACCGTTGCTGGGGGGCCTATTGAAATCGTTGGGCTCGTTTCTATTTGCGAAACGTTGAATGATGCTACAGCATCGACTCTTCAGTATAACGCGACCCCAACGACTGGATCGGCCACGACTATCTCAAACGCATCTGCTTCTCTTGCCGATGCCGCCCCTGGTGCTTCAGTTACCCTAGCTGGGACAGCCCTGGCAACCGCAGCTCTTTTGAGTGCCGGTGGTCCCAACCTTATCGCTAATCCCGGAACGATTGTAATACCGATAGGTGCTATCGACATTGTAGTGGGTGTTGGTTCTACTACAGGTACTTGGGCTCATTACCTGAGATATAAACCACTTGCCACGGGTGTGACTGTAACATAAAATAGGGAGGGCGACCTCCCTTTAGAGAGGTGAAATATGATTCATCAATTAACGATTGAGACGGAAGCTACTGAAGCTCGCTATGTCCCTGCTCCGTGCAGAGGCACTGTCATAGCAGCGAGAGCTACTTGGCAGACTAATGTGGTAGAGCCTGATGATACTATCGAAATAGCCAGAGGCGGAGATGTAGTCAACACCATCACTGCCGTTGATACCGCTGGTTTGCAATGTGAGACAGGTGTACCCACAGACAGTGCTTTACAGTACCTAATTTTTGACCCTGATTCAGCCACTAAGGCCAATACAGTTATTTTAGTAACGGCAGACAGAGCTGGTGTTGATGCCATAGTGACCATCGACTTTGACGATGCGGCCTATGTAAAACAGTCTGCTTCGGAAGCATAAGTATTGGAGAAAATATTATGATTCATCATTTAACTATTGAACTAGATACCGGGGAAACTCGCTATGTCCCTGCTCCATGCAGAGGTACTGTCATAGCAGCGAGAGCCGCTTGGCAGACTGCTACGGTGGAGCCTAACGATACGATTGTTATAGCCAGGGGCGGAGATACCGTCAATACTATCACTGCCGTTGATACCGCTGGTTTGCAATGTGAGACAGGTGTACCAACAGCAGGTGACAATCAATATCTTATCTTTGACCCTGATTCAGCCACTAAGGCTAATACGGTCATTTTAGTATCTGATACTGGTGCTGGCGGTGACAGTATAATAACCATCGATTTTGACGACAGTGCTTACGTAAAGCAGGCTGCTTCAGAAGCATAGTAAAGTTCGCTCCCCCTCGTGAAGTAATGGACGAGGGGGAGCATACGGTTTGCGGAGTAGCCAAGAGGCAAGGCACCGGGTTCATATCCCGGTAATCGTGAGTTCGATTCTCACCTCCGCACCCTACCAAGGTGGATTATGTTTAGATTTAAGGATATTTTTTTGCTTGTGCCTCCCATGCCTCCTATCCATGGTGATAAGGAAAAGGTTGGTCTTGCGTCTCAAAGCAGCAAGGCTGGCTGCAGGAGCCGAGATTAGAGATGAGGTATCTGTTTTAAAGGAGAGGCATGTTTGTAGCAGAAGACCTACAGAAATTTTTTAATGAGTCTCCCGGACCCCGTATTGGTTTTAAGGGCCTATGCCATGATTGCGGGAAGCTTGTTGTTATTAAGATGGACATGGATCGAGAGGGCAAGGTAACTATAAGCGGAGGGGCCTTGTATAATGCTCAGACAGGGGCGACCGAAGCAGACAAGAGTTTTTTTCTGAAGTGCGATGCTTGCTTTAAAGAAAATCCAACCTTGCAAAATTATCGGCCATGTGACACCTATTCCAGGGTAGTTGGATATCTTCGTCCAGTCTCTGACTGGAACGAGGGCAAGCGTGAGGAATACAAAATGCGTAAGACTTTTGAGGTATAATGGCTACTCTCTCTCAACTCACCGCAGCTATACAGAGTGTCGTGCAAGACGATTCCTATGAAGATTTAATCGCTCGAATAAACGATGCTGTCAATAACATAGCGGGCGGTATCCGGATGCCGGACGGATGCACGAGTCCACCTCTACCAGACATGTATCTAACTGCTACCGTCTCGACTACATCTGATGCCTATGTGGATCTTCCGGAGAATTACCAACGCGGTCTTTTTTATGTAGTGGATTCTTCAGGGGACCGTATCTTGCCGCCTGACGGCGGCAACTATTACAGCTTCATGCTGTTCCTGAATCATTGTTACAAGAGGGACTTGACTGAGAAAGGATCGGTAGTGAGCGTATGCGTCAAAGGCAAAAAGCTTTACTACCAAGGCATACCGCTTGCCGCAGAGGATCTTTTGATATCGTATTATGGAAAGCCTACAGAGATTACCGCCGCCGACGATGAGCCTGATGGGATACCAGATCACCTGCAGCTTAGACTCATCAAACACTGGGTATGCAAGGAAATATTTGGGGAAGGTTTAGAGGATGGCGCGGAGGCCCACGGTACGGGAACAAAATATCATACAGACAAATTCTATACAGCTATGATAGATCTCATTGATTTTATTGGTACAGATGCCGAGCCAGAA